ATACAGGAGAAATAACATGGAAAACAATACAACATTTAGAATAACTTATTATTCTAACAAAGATAAAAAGCACATCACACGACAAGCAAAGTGGACTGACAAATGTAGATTTTGGACTAGCAAACAAGGTGCAAAATTAATGACATACTTTGACATGGACGCAGACAATTATAGAACTGCCAAAGGCAGTTGGAAAGTGAGGTACTAATGGACAACAACAAAGTAAATTATGCAGAAGTAGTTGCAAGACTAATGATGGTACTAGTAGGGTTTATAATAGTTTTTTTAGGTTTCATAACTTTTATACACTCAGGCGATCATAGAATGTTAGGACTATTAATTATGTTCGGTGGTCTGATGTCAATGTTTGGGGGGTTACCACATAATGAGTAATTTTGTTTGGTGTCATGGACCAAGTTGCCACAAATCTTACACGCAAGATAGAATAAGAGGTGTCAAGGGTAGCAAGGTCCTAAGAACTAGGAAAGTAAAACGAGCAGGAGAGCACATGAGTATGTATTCTTATTTTTGTAGTAATAGTTGTTACAATAACTTTGCTCATAAACATATACAAGAGATAGTAGCCATTGCACCAAGGACCGAGGCTCTTGAAACTCCAATAGATGTAGTCAAGGAACAGAGGACCGATTACTTTAATAGACCATATGTACAAACCAAGATAATAGCAGTTGACAACAATGGTGGATAGTATAGGATAAGGCTATAACAAATACAGGAGAAATAACATGAACATACATAAACAAATGGAAAACTTGTTAGACGAAGACTACAAGGAAACTATGAAGATCAAAGCAACGAACCCTTACTCAGGCGAGTCAGCAATGCTAACACCAGAAGAACACAAGTTATACATTGAGATCAAAGAGGCAGAGTTTAACGAGGACTATAAAACTGTGCAGCAAGGTCTTAGTAAGTTTAGTAGAATGAATGCAGCAGCATACATGACATTACTAGACTAACCGAGTTACATACATGTGTGACCCTGTTGGGTCACACTCACCTAATCAATAGAGGTACCACACCCACACCCAATTAACTTTTTAACTATATAAGTCATACACCTTTATATAAAAAGGGGTCCCACTACTTCAGGTTGTATTGCTTGATTTAGACAGTTAATGGTGTTAAAAAACTTATTCACTGGTAAAAAGGTGCAAAAAATTTTATAAAAATTTTTATGGATTTAAAAAATATAGATATAAAGAAATTACCTGCCGACGTTAGAAGAGAACTTTTACAGTTACAAGTAATGGTAGCTGAAAAAAAAATTAAAAGTCGTGCTAAAGATGATTTCATGTCCTTTGTCAAAGCTGTTTGGCCCGAGTTCATAGAAGGACCACACCACAGAGTCATAGCTAAAAAATTTAATGACCTTGCAACAGGTAAAATTACAAGATTAATTGTTAACATGCCACCAAGACATACAAAGTCTGAGTTTGCGTCATTCTTATTACCTGCCTGGATGGTGGGCCGTAATCCAAAATTAAAGATCATTCAAGCAACTCACACAGGAGAACTCGCAGTCAGATTTGGTCGTAAAGCTAAAACACTAATTGACAGTGATGATTATAAAAAAATTTTCGATACAACACTAAGAGAAGATTCGCAAGCTGCCGGCAGGTGGGAAACAGCACAAGGTGGCGAGTATTTTGCTGCAGGGGTCGGCGGTGCTATAACCGGACGGGGTGCTGACTTATTAATAATTGACGATCCGCACTCGGAGCAAGACGCAATGTCTGCTTCTGCATTTGATAATGCGTACGAATGGTACACATCAGGTCCAAGACAACGTCTTCAACCCGGTGCAAAGATTGTACTTGTTATGACAAGGTGGAGTAAAAAAGATTTAACAGGAATTTTATTAGATAATCAAAAAGATGTTAAAGGTGACCAGTGGGACGTGGTAGAATTTCCAGCAATCTTGGACCACGGAGAAAATAAAAAACCGGTTTGGCCACAATATTGGAAATTAGACGAACTTGAAAAGGTAAAAGCAACACTTCCTGTTGGAAAATGGAATGCACAGTGGATGCAAAAGCCAACTTCTGAAGAAGGAGCGCTTATAAAACGTGAATGGTGGCAAACTTGGGAAAAAGATGACCTTCCAGACTGTTATTACATAATTCAAAGTTACGATACTGCGTTTTTAAAAAAAGAAACAGCTGACTATAGTGCAATTACGACTTGGGGTGTGTTTTATCCGCACGAAGACAGTAAACCAAATTTAATTTTACTAGATTCAATTAAAGATAGGTTTGAATTTCCAGAATTACGTCGTGTAGCGTTAGAGCAATATCAATATTGGAATCCTGACATGGTTATCGTTGAGCAAAAAGCTTCAGGCACACCTCTAACTCACGAATTACGGCAAATGGACATTCCAGTGATGACTTTTACGCCAAGTCGTGGTAATGATAAGCACGTACGTGTAAATTCTTGTGCACCGCTATTCGAGGCCGGATTAATTTGGGCTCCTAATAGGAATTTTGCAGAAGAAGTTATCGAGGAATGTGCGTCATTCCCATACGGCGATCATGATGACCTAGTCGATTCTATGACTATGGCTGTTATGCGATTCAGGCAAGGAGGCTTCCTACCTCACCCAGAAGATTACGAAGACGAAAAGTCTGAACCTAGGATTATGGAGTATTATTAATGGCAGCAAAATTAGGATTTGAATTAGTTAAACAAGCGATGCTTAAGTTGCTGATGAAAAAAGGCGACGATGGCATTTTATTAACTTTGCCTAAAAATGAGATTGTAGATTACAACGCTAAAATTACTATGGATCGATTAATTAGAAATGGCATTGATCCTGACTCTCTTACATCACCAGATCAAGTTATAAACGTATTAGATAATATAAATAATCAAATAATGAACAAGGCTAGAGTTATTCCAGCAACAAGTGCCGAAGGTAAAGCTATTACAGAAAAATTATTTGGTAAAAAAGGTGAAGTAATTTCATTTAAAGACAAAATAGAAGCCATGAAAAAAAGTGGGGACATTGTAGATCCTGACAATCTTAAAGTTAGTGAAAAAGTTACTGAAAGAGAAATGTTTAAAAATTCAAATTTAAATAAAAAAGATTCTGTTACAGAAACAGTTTCTTACATAAAAACTTTAGAACCAATGGATGCCATGAAAGAAGCAAATTCTGTAATTGGTAGAAAAGGTAAATACAAAAATTTAACACCAGAAGAATCTAAAAAAATATTAACAGATACTGAAGACCATATCTTTGAAAGAGATATACCTATTGATCCAGAAGACATGGCAACAGGCGGACGTGCAGGACATTACACAGGTGGTATCGTAGACGTTGAACCGAGTCTCGATGACATCGGTCATGGTTCAGATGCGCTTATGGCTAGAACAAGATTAGTGTCACCTGGTAATCAAGCAACTACATCAACAGGATTAAATTATTTACTTGCAGAAGACAATGACAACATGAGAGTTCCTTTTGCGGATGGTAAAAGTTTTTCTGAATCAGAGTTATTAGAATTTAATAAAGCTATTAAAGAAAAAATAAAAAAAGGCGGCAGATCTAATATGCCCGTTATTGATCCAGAAGAATATAAAAAATATTTAGAATCATTTAAAACAACTGAAGCAGCAGAAGGTGGTCGTATTCCGTTTGGAGGTGGTGGGAGTTATGACTATGGTTCTATGCAATATAAAATAGATGCAGTAAACGCGGCTTATAGAAGATATAAAAAAGGTTCTCAGACTAGTGGTCGAGGAGGTAAAATGACCTTTGAACAATTTGCTCCAATATGGGCAAAAGAAAATTTTGCAACAGGCGGTCGTGCAGGTTTTGCAAAAGGTAAAATTGCAAAAGAAGTTTTAGACAAAGGTCGTAGAGGATTTATGAAAACTGCTGGTGCAGTTGGTGCAGGTATTACTGCACTTAAAACAGGATTATTAGGATTTGGTAAAGAAGCAGCTCCGGTTGTAGAAAAAACTGTTGAAACCGTTTCTGAAACTGCAAAAGGTGTACCACCATACTTTTTTAAATTAGTAGATAAAATTAAATCTTTTGGTGAAGATGTAACTCCAAGCTACGCAGTAAAAGACAGACAAAAAGTTACAAAGTATAAAGACTATGAATTAACTGAAGATGTTACAACTGGAGAACAAACAATTCAAAGAATGAAAATAGATAATAATTTAAAATATGATGCTTCTGAATATTATGGAAAACCTGTAGGGGAAGAAGTTTACATGAGTTATAAACCTGGAAAAGGTCAGATTGATGAAACGACTAAAGGTAAAACTCCACCAGATGAATATATAGAAGATACTTCTTTAATAAGAGGTGATAAACCTGCTGAAGGAGAAGTTATGGAAACGTTTGACGGTGTACCAAATGATATACTTGAAGAAGTAGGTGAGACTATCGTTAAAAAAGCAGAAGGCGGTCGTATTGGTTTATTTCTAGGTGGCGGATTAACTGCAGGAAAAGGTTTGCTTAAAAACATGTTAAAATTTATGTCAAAAGATGGTTCACATAAGAAAAGCCCTGCTGAGATTTTAAAAATGATGAATCCTAAACAGTTTGAAAAACTTTTAAATAATCCTAAATATCAAGGTCAGGTTTCTTCGGAAGCACCAGAAGGTTTAGATAAAATAATTCAAGATATGATTGGTAAAACAAAAACAGATCGATCTGATATGGTTGGCGACATTATTAGTACGTCAAGAAAAATTAAAAAAACAGATGATGATATTATAGATTATAAAAATAAAATAATAAAAGATCTAATG